GGCGAGCGCGATGAAGCGCTCGGCCAGCATCAGGTAGCCGCCCCACTTCTCGACCAGTTCCTGCCGCTGCGCCGAGTAAGTGCCGTCGTAGTTGAGCGTCAGGCTGCTGTAGCTGACGCCGATGCCACCAGCGGCCGCACGCAGCTGGTCCATGCGCCATTTTGCGGCGTTCGGGTTGGGCCGGTTCGTGTCCACGGTGCCGATGTCCTCACCATGGAAGAGATCATCGAAGACCATGCCCGGCGTGAACTTCAGCTCGCGGTCGCCCGGCGCTTCGGCCACCACCATCTCGCCCGCCACGCCGCCCAGACGCTCGCCATACCGGTCGGGGCTGCCCTTCTTGATGTACGCGCACATCGACGCGGCCACCTTGGCCGCGATGCGCTCGGATTCCTCGTAGTCCTTGACGTCCTCGAAGCGCGACATGGAGCTGGCGAACACACTCAGGCCGCGCACCTGATGCAGACGCTTGGTGTTGCGGATGCCGTGCAGAAAGTCGGCAGACACGCGCTTGGTCTCCAGCGCGGCGCCGTACATGTCGCCGGGGTGCTGCTTGTAGACGTGGTACGCCACCGGCCGGCCCCACGCATTCTTCTCGACGCCCTGCAGGAGGTTGCGCGCAGGATCCGTCAGATCGAGCGGGATCAGATCGGGCTCGATCATTTCGATGCTGTACGGCACGGCAGTGCCATGCACCAGACCGGCGATCGGCCCGATCAGGTCCTGGTAGTAGCTTTCGCCATCGCGGAACCAGGTACGGGCCAGCAGTTGCTGACAGGCGCCGTAGTCGTGCATCCCAGTGACTTCCGGGGCGTCCCACCAGCTGTCCCACAGATCATCGATCTGCTCGGCCAGGTCGCGATTGATGGCCTGGCCGGGGAGGCGTGGCGCGGCGAGGACATCGATACCGCTGCCCACGGTGTTCTGGACCAGCACGTTCAGTGCGTTGTCGGCGATGTCGAGATCGCGCTCGAGGTGACGCGCCTGATCGCGCAGCTGGCGCGCGTCCATGCCAGCAATGCTGTTGCCGCTGCCCCAGTCGCGCGCCAGCTTCCGGTGCCGCGACGGGCGCGTGACCTCGTGGGCACGTGCCTGCACGACGGATGCTTCACGTCGCGCCTCCACGGCCGCCATCGTTGCGATGGCGCGGTCACTGGCGAGCGCCTGCGTGAGGCGCGTTTTCGCGAGCGAGGCGCTCACGTGGTGCCACCGAAATCAGCGACTGCCCATCCGGGCCGGCCCCGGCGGGCTTCGGCATCCACGCGCGCTTGCCATTCGCGGCGACCGGCCCGGATCTCTTCAAGGTTGGCCCGCGTCAGCTCACGATCGCCGAAGCGCACGCGCTGACCCTTGAGCACCGAGGCTTCCGCCGTGGTGTAGAGAGACAGCATTTCTTGCGCGGTTGCCATGACACCCATGGTCCGCACTTTGTTGTCCACGATCTAAGGAAAACCGTGGACAGTGCCGCCGCAAGCGATTGATCTATAAGGGCCGAAAAACTGATTTGTCGCTGATTTCATTGAAACCGTGGAATCACGCTGTTTTGCGCATTCTTCGAGGTAGCCCACCGGGGAAAAGCTGATGCAGCTTTGAGCGCGACACATCGAAGTCTCGCATCACCTGTTTCACGGGAATCCCGTTTTCCAGCGCCGCGCGGATCTGCAGCAGCGGGTAGTCGCGCGGCTCAGCAGGGAAGTACGGCTGCTCGCCAGCAAAGCACCGCAGGACGGAATCGATGAACGGCTGCGCCATCACGGGGCTCACGCCGACGTCGCGCACCAGCGCGTCTTCGATGCGCTCGCGCAGTTGCTGCTCCGTCTCGCGCTTGCGGATCACAGGCCCCACCCATCACGGGCCAAGCCCGTACGTGCGCGGCGCGCCGGCTGTGTTCCGCGGACATCTGCCAGGGCGGGCACCGCACCGCTGTCCGTTTGTGTTTCACGGGAATCGTTGGCGGCCGGCGCGTTCGGCGTGGCGCACAGCCGGACCTCTATGGCATCCCAGTCCGCCTTCGTGAACCGGTGCAGGCGCAGCTCCTGGTGGTGTGCAGCGGCATACGCGTACACCCACGTGTCGAGCGGCTCATTGCGGGGCGCACCCCGCTTTTTCTCGAACCGATTCTTCGCCGGGTTGTAGGTTTCGGCCACCAGGCCGCCGAGATACGACTGCTCCAGCTGGTCCGACAGATGGACCATGCGAGCTTCCACCGGCTTGTCCGCGTCAGCAGACAGGCGGCTGTAGAGCAAATGCTTGATGCCCACGGTGCCGACGTGCTGGATGTGCACGCCGCGCTTGTCCAGCTGCCCGCGCCAGGTGACATCCTGCAGTTTGGCCTTCGACAGCACCGGGGCGTTGTTGGGCACCGCGCCGAAGATGCACAGGGGCCGCGCGATGCGACGCTCGCGCACGAAGTGCTTGACCGCCTCGGTGCGGTGGCCGCCGGCGTCGATGGCAGTCGCCTGCACGCGCAGGAGGCCGCCGCGTTCGTGCTCGATCGGCTTGTTGAGCAGGTCGGTCAGCCGCGCCCAGACCTCTGGATTCGCCGGGTCGCCGTCCAGCTCCACGTAGTCGATGATCCAGCAGCTCAGGCCGCGGCCCCAGCCGACAATCTGCACAGCAAGGCGGTTGTCCTGCGTGTCGACACCGGCGGTGAGCATGAGCACGCCGGCCGGCGCTGCGCGCAGGGCATAGGGCTCAACCCGGTCGGCGATGACGTTGTGCTTCACCGCGCGCATGGCAGGGTCTTCCCAAGCTTCGGCCAGGCGGTCATTGACGAAGGTCTTGAGCTTGCCGGGGTCGGCTTGGGCGTCGCGCCACATGTGTACCAGATCAAGCCAGCGCGGGCCCAGGCCCAGCGGGTAATAGAGGCAGTTGGCCTGGTAGCCGCGCGTGCGTGCGTCGGGTGCGCCGGTGGAGATCCACCGGCCGCCCGCAAGCAACTGCTGTTTCTGGTGCTCCTCGATCACCACGCCGCACTCGCGGCAGACGTACCAGCAGCGCGAGGCGTCAGGCGTCCAGTGCAGGCCCGACCACACCAGCGGCTGTTCGTGCCCGCAATCCGGACACGCCACGTGGAACAGGCGCTTGTCCGATTTCTCCCACAGCATCGTCAGGCGGCACAGGCCCATCAGCTCCGGGGTGCCCACCTTCAAGCGCTTGTAGGTGGTGGGGAACGCGGAGTTGCGGCCGTCGAGCAGCGCTTCCGGATCGTCGCCGCCGCGCAGCAGGTTGGCGAAGCTGGAGAACTCATCGCCCAGCGTGACCTTGACCGATGTGGACTTCAGGCGGATGGGGTTGCCGGCGTGCTCGATGTAGAGCTGGCCGCCCTGGAAATCCTTGAAGTGGCGGCGGTTGCTGGACTCGCGACTGGCGATGCTGGTGAGCACGCGCGCCACGGCCGGCGTGGATTCGATCAGCGGGCTGAGCTTCTGGTCGATCCACTTGTTCATCGACACCTCGCCAGGGAACGCGACCATGATCGGGCCCGGGTCTTCGCACATCGTGTAACCGAGGATGTTGGTTTCGATCTCGCTCTTGCCGAACTGGATGGGCAGGATGGCGACGACATCGCGCACCGGGCTACGTGCGCTGAAGCAATCCATGATCTCGATCTGCAGCGGGTTGCGGCTGCTGCGCCACTGCCCGCCCACCGCGCTGCCCTTCTGAGAGAGCACGCGGTTGCGGTCGGCCCATTCGCTGACGCGCATGGGCTTGCGCGGCGCGACGGCGCGAGCTGCTGCCTGATACAGCGACGCAGCAGTCACGCCCCCCTCCCCTTGGCGATGTGATGAAGGTCGCGGGCGCATTCTTCAAGCGCGCTCTCGATTGCCTCCCCCAACACCGCGCCGACCTGCTCCTCGGTCTGCGCAGCCGCGAGCGAGGGCGCCAGGGTGGAGCGGAGGTTCTGCAGGCCGGTGCGGAGCGTGGTGATGGTGGTAGCAATGGCCGAGACCACCTCGTCGATCACGAGCAGGGTGCCGAGTTCTAGCTGTTCATCGCGCAGGGCCTTGCGGGCGGCAGCCTCTTCGCGGTCTGCTGCAGCCTTCGCGCGGCGCGCGGCGTGGCTGGCGGTGGGGCCACTGGTCGCGAGCGCCTCGTCATCGAGCTCGTCCTCGTCCCTATCGTCACCGCCATTGGTGGCCTCGCCGCGTGCCGCAGCGTGCCGCGCGGCGACACCGGCCTTGGTCGGATCACGCGAGTCCTCGATGAGCCGCTGGCTCTCGGCGACACGCACCCGCTTGCCGTCGTCGGTGAGGACGAGACGCCCGGCCTTGCGCAGCTCGGTGACGTAGCCGGGCCTCACGCGCATGTGGTCGGCGAACTCGCGAAAGCCCATGGTCTCGACGGTGGTCATGCGCGGCGCTCCGTGCGCTCGTGACGCTTGGCTTCGGCCAGGTAGTGCGCGGCGCGGCGCGCGCAGGCCTCCGGGGATTCGTAGGGATTGCGCAGCGCCGTCGCTGCCGCTTCGCGGTATGCCAGGGCCTTGGCGGCATCGCCGTGGCGCACGAGATCCAGCTGCCGACCATGCGACCGCATCGAGAGGCCTCCTTCCATTTTTTTTCGATCAGCGAGAGTGAGGACGACCGCGCGCGAGGCGTCACGGCTGTGCGCCGTGGCGTGCGGGGTGCGGTGCGGGGTGCGACCCCCGCGAACCCGCGCCGTGATGCGGCTGTGCGGGGTGTGCGGGGTGTGCGGGCACATTCCCGTGCGCGGGCGCGGGTGTGCGCATGGGCGCAGGGGCGCACGCCCGCCTATACGGGCGCGGCGGTTTTGCCCGCACAGCCCGCACAGGCCGCGATGCAGCGCGGTTTCTGCCCGCACAGCTCGCCGCACCGGTGCCCGCACAGGGTGCACAGCAACAGGCGCGGTCATGCCAGCCCCCCGCGGTAGTCGGCCATCGCGTTCTTCATGCTGTGGATCTGCTCGCCCAGCCAGTCGCGTTCTTCGGTGCCCTCGGGCGCACGCAGGCCGAAGGTCAGGACGGACTTGGGGTGGACCACTGTCTGCCCGTCGATGTAGCGCTTGCGCTCGGTCGCGAACCCGCGCTTTCGCTCGAGAGTGTTGAGGAACCGCTTCATCGGCGCCGGCTTCTCGCCGATGCTCGAGCACCACCGTTGGTATACGGCGTACCAGTCGAGCGTGAGACCGGGCAATGGCTGCAACTTGCCGATGTCGCCCGTGACCAAGGCATCGGCGAACACCAGCGGCGTGTCACGCGCCAGGCCCACCAGCGTGCGCTTGGCGGCGGTTTCCGGTGGTCGGGTGCCTGGGTGGAAGTCGCCCAGGTCAAGGTGCAGCAGGTAGTCGTGCAGCGCCTCGATGCCGCCGTTGCCGATCTCGGCGCGGATGGCAGCGTAGTAGTCGGGCTTCTGCTCGGCGGGCGTCCAGATCACGCAGTGGCGCCGATCGTCTTCCTCAAGCACCGCCGGCATGTCCTCGTTGGAGAGGAACACCAGGTTGCAGTGGTTGGCCTCGTCGTAGGCCGCGATGTGCTTCGGGTTGATGCGGATCTGCGTGCCGGTGATCAGCGTCTTCAGCTTGTTCTTGAGCTCAAACCGATGCGCCTGGGCGACCACCTCGTCGGCGATCAAGAACAGCTTCCGACTGGCCCAGTCGTTGTGTTTGTCGACGAGCGCGTCCTGATCGAGGATGCGGCCGTACTTGCCGTAGATCCCCATCACGCATTCGAAGAACAGGTTCTTGCCGGCGCCCTGCCCGCCGTGCACCACGATCGTGGTTTTCATCTTGGCGCCAGGGTGCTGGATGGGATACGCCACCCAGCGCAGCACCCAGTTGAACAGCTCATCGGAGCGGTTTCGTTCATCGCTGCAGAGGAACCGAAGAAGGTCCAGCAGCCGGTCACAGTGCCCGGCGCGCGGGCTCGTCGGCCAGCCGCTCCACAGATTGCAGGTGATCGCCGGGTCGGTTTCCGCCGGATCGAAGCCGACCTCTTCCTGCCGCACGATGTCGCGCTCCGGGTGCTCCATCCACGCCTTGTGCAGATCGGCGCGAATGCAGATGTTCCGCATGTCGGTGATCGGCAGCAGGCAGTGTTCCTTG